CCGAAAAACTGTACTTCTCAAAGGCGGAACACTCTATGATCATGTTGAGAAAAAAGAACAACATAATCATCAGCGAGTTCCACAAGGGACGTTCTGGTGTGGTTACGACTTTGCAGTCGCACACTAGGGCTAACTGGGTGCTGAGCCAGCTAATACCGCCTTGTGGATCTATTCCTGGAAACTCCACGAGCTTGGGTTTCCTATTCGAATGAAATTTAAAGTAATCTCCTAACTTTGGCGGGAGCTACTATTGTCTCGTAGTCCTCACCGATTTCGCGTTTACCATCCAAACTAAAGGCGCGATTTTTCCTTTCTTCTTCCTCATGTTGGCTCATAATGTCTTTAATCATTGTGATCATAGCCTCTTCTAGTTTGGTAGGCATAGTAAGACCACTACTGATTTGTGATATAAAGACATCGACACGTTGTGCACTAGACAAGGTACCACCTGCAATGGTAATGTCATTTGCTACTGTGTCAGAATAAGCTGCAATATTGATAAAGAAGTTACTAACCCAGTTAGTAGCAGCCACAAAACCTGATTCAACTGAATTTAAATTACCGTTGAACAAGAGTGCTGCGGAGCAATTTGCTCCCAAAGCTCCAACACCACCAGCGGCTGTTGTGCCAGGACCTAAACTCGATACACATATAAGATATCTTCCCGGAGTTCTAATCCTAAGCGTAGCAGTCGTGGGTACCGCACAATCCAAAGTGCTGCCAGGAACAACAGCAACATTGTTTAATGGCGCACCAACAGATCCTGAAGCTGTTGGATTCGTTAGATGGGCGTAAACTAAGTTAGAGCCCAGTGGATTAGGTAAACGAGGTTTTAATAATTTAACATGGTAAGTAACCCACAACTCACCAATGTTAGCAGCAGCTTGCATGCCCACAGTAGCGATCTGGAAATTCCCGAGATCATACATGCGGAGGTCCGTGCCAGCTGCTGGCAAACCATTTCTAACGTACATAGTTTGTAAGGGCGCATCTTTTGGTGAACATTCCACTGGATGATAAGCAGAAACAGCTGGAGAGGTACTTGTTGTAAACATGTAAGCTTCCATCTGTTGCTTATTAGTGAATGCGCTCTCAGCCACGTTGTAATTTGTGGCCATTATAACTGTTCCTAGTGCTGTGTTTGTGGAATTAACGGCCACAGCACTGGTGGACTTAAACTCAAAAACCAATCCTAAGAACTCATATTGTTGATAGTTCTCGGCTATCTCCGATAGCCATGGGAAAGGTGTGGTTAGTCCTGGATTGAGGGGGAAGGTTTGTGACGTAAACGCCGTTGAACCTTGAATATCCGTGAGGAATTCCCTATGTGAAACAATGGTTGATCCAGCACTGCTGGCATTGAACATTGGAGGTCCATTTGAGTTGGTCATGATGGAGTTGTTGTTGACGGTATAGGCTCCCATGCCAAATATACTGCCAATAAGTGACCCTGCCGCTGAACCAAGAGCACGTCCTGTGTTGCCGAAGAGTCCTCCGACGGCTCCACCAACATCACGGAAAGGCGTGGAACGTGTTGCACCAGCTGCACGAGCACGGGGAGCTTGAGCGGCTCGATGGCCTTTACGGCCCTGCAGCTTAAACTTCCTCGGCTTACGAGTCCTGCCGCCGCCTCCACCTTTGCTTCTGTTGCCTGCCATGTTTTCTTCGTATTTATTGTAGGGGTTATTGATAAACTTGTCATTAATTTTATCAGGCGTGATCGTTATGCAACCTGATAATTCATGGCCAGTGTATAAGCGTAAACACCAAGCATCTGACTTGATATTATTGCTAATAGCATCCATTGTAACGCCATTAACTTCCCCGAGCATCTGTGTACGATATTTGTTCAACAAATACTCAATGTATTGCCGCATTATTTTGCGGCACTCAAGATTTGCCCAGCCATCCATAAGCATGGCGGAGGCGCGCAAGAGATGCCACCGTGGGTCGTCGATGTCTGCTGCTAGCCATACGCTAGATAAGAGACGATCGCGACTAGGGGAGGGCATCCACATGCCAAACATTTTGACCGAATTTTGTGATAAGAACGTTAATTGAGCTATGGGCAGAAAATCATGGTGCTCTGCTGTCATTGTAACACCTAGTTCATTTGCGTATTCAGTGATTTTGTCGACGTTGAAGAAACTTCTGCAGGGCTCTGCCACCGCTAGATCGTTGTCGTCACCATTCAAGGCGCCTTCAACGTTCTTCATGAATTCACTGTACGTTCGCAAGTGTTCTGGTGCCCCTCTAACCCAGCAATAGGCCAAGACACGGAACAACACCATGGTGTTGTCTACAATGGTATTGGCGGAGCCACTAGGATTTCCTGTGCTCTTACGTACCAATTCACCGTTTTCCAAAACAATGTAAGACCAAATGATCTCCTCATAAAGCCTAACCAACCGTGCGCGGTTCGCGGCTGTTCGATCACAGGTCTGTAAAAATTCCCACCTTATCTCCAATTGGTCCAGTAATGCTCGCTGGAATACGCTAGCATCGTAGGACTTGGCATCAAGTTCTATACCTTCCGTATGTTTCAACAGGCGTGTTATCAACTTGTGCCATCCTCCAGCAAACTTTGACCTTCCAACGAAGGACCACGTGTCCTCCGCTGCATAAAACAGATTATTAAAATCAAGACATAGCCTATTAGTAGCAACTGTATGCTCTATAGGCGCTGCAGTAAATGTGCGAATACTATTTTTATCAAGCTTCTCAGCTGATCTTAACTCAACCTTTTGTGTGCAAGTCCAGATGGGGTGGTAAGTGCCGTCCGCATGTTCCAGCGGCGGATCACCTTCACGCTCTCTCTCCACACTAACACCGATTGAGTCCCAGTACCAGTCGATAACACCTGCACACTCCGACTCCAACATTTCGTTTTTGTCATGATACTGCAAGCTCCACGGAAAACCCGCGGACGTTGTTTTATTTAAGGCCAACAAAACCTCCTCTCGCGTAGAAACTTTGCTACCACGCATAGCTAGTCCAAAGTGTGATCTGCACCAATCACATGCTAATTTCCAGGAAGAAGAGTCAAACTTGGGCTGCGGTCTATCGTATTTGGCACAAGATATGAACCCAGCGTCCATATTCTTTTGCACCATTCGATAGCCCTGGGGCTTTTCTATACCAAACTCCTCCATAAAGTCCTGAAATGAAGAGTTGAGGCAGGTTTTGTTACTCATCTTCGCAAACCGTGTTGTTTTACCAACTGGCAACACGTTTCCCTTATTGAAGTACTTTACAAACCGGGATGATACCGTGTGCCACGGTGTGAAGACGGGGACCGGCAAAAACTTGCCATAAATGTCGGCCCAGCTAGAAGCCGGGCCGGCTTCTAGTTTTTTGGTACACCAATCCGCTGGCACACATTGAGTGTACCTGTGGTGCGGTTGTGTATACCCAAAACCTGTCCATGTATATTAATAACTGGTGATCCACACCAACCGTCATCTGTGTGCGCATTATAATAAATGCTTTCCGCATTTATTGTTTTAATAATGCCCTCTGAGCAGGTTAAACGCCCACTTCCCAGTGAGACATTTTGCACTGCCTCAGCATGCTCGAGAGTCTTAGCAATGGAGAGACTTATATCGGCCGGTAAGTTGAGGGGTCGGTTAAAACTAAGTATATCTACTGCTTCTTGCTTCGCATTCTTGCGTGAGAGAGTAAATTTAATAGTCTCCTTGTATGCACCTTCAACTTCATCACCACCATTGAACAAGTGCTCACATGTGTACAAACGTCCACACACAATTGTGAAACACATAGTATTACCAGTGGCTACATTCTTCAAAGTGCCAATAGCGTCAACCGCCTTGCTAATATTAAAGCAGGGGCGACCTAACTTAGCTTCCAACTTCTTCGGCACCCAAGTTGGAATCTTCTTATGTCGTTTACCGCATGAGCCACTACACTTTCCTGTGGTGCAAATAGACCCTTCACTGCCCAGCGGCACATAACGTTCACCTGTTTTTGGATTAAACTGTGGAACTGCAGATGAAAAATCTTGGTCCAACAACTCAGACAACTGCTTATCACTCAAATCATTCATGTCCGACGTGATTAACACGGGTTCATTTCGACTATTTAAGTAATAGGCATCGCCTTGATGTTGCGGATCATCAATGGTGCTGCCAGACTGAGTATAACGTATACGCACTCCGGCACGCTTGGCGCTTCTGCGTGCTCGTGATGCCTTACCCTCTGTTGCATCCTGTGTACCTTCCACTCTGAAGCTTGTCGTCACAGCAATAATGCACACTAGCGCAGCTATTGCTAAAGCAATATTCTTCAGAATCAAGGGTTGCACTGCATATTTAATCTTAGCAACAACCATTTTGCGCATGTTGGCCTGCACAGTGCTTTCAGCTTCTGTCCAGTCCTGTCGCAATCTAGCATGGATGCGATCTTCATCATTGCATCCAACGGCTGACATTGCAGCAGCGGGATTTTCCGACATCGCCTGGATCAGGGATGCATCCCCTTTGCCTTGCAAGGAAGCATGAGCCTCCGCACGCTCGACGAGGGCCTGAGCCTTCACGGTGGTGACACCTAATGCGTCATCCACGGGAGTGGCCAAGCCGAAAACACTGCGTAGAATAACCACGCCATTGATAGCAGCGATGCCCATTGTTACATAGGCAGCAGCTACGTGAAAAGTTCTGGTAATTTCCTCCCTCTTCAAGAGGAATATAGCAGGCAACAAAACCACCACAAAGATTGCGTCAAATAAATTGAACATCTTTGTGCGGATTTGTGTTGCTGTGCCCTTATAACCAGCCATCAATTTCACGGCAGCTATTATAGCTGCACCAATCATCAATTTCTCTGTAAAAGTCCAGATAGTATCAGCAGCGCCTGTGACCGAATTAACGGCACCGACAAACGCTTCTGATGCTTGACTTGTGTGCAAAACGACAGCATCTGCTGCCTTATCCACCTTAGCAACCAATCGACGGCCTCCCTTAAGTAGGGACAAACACCCCGCAACAGCGGAAACCATGAAAATGGCCACAATAACTGAAAAAATAATAAGCATCGTATAAAATAAAAACGACTGTGTTATACAAAATTCTAAATTAATATATAACCAAT